TATAACTGCCGCCCAACCCGCTTTGTACTCGATCGTACTAACGTTTTTGGACTATGAGGAAGACCGGCGCTGCCGGAGGTACTCGTAAAATTGCCCGCTGTCCTGCAGCAGGGTCATTGTTAACCGCCCTCAATAGGGCAATCCGTATCCTCGTCTTGGAATTTAGAATTCCCGAGTATACTGACACCGTCACTGGTGTGGATTGCGCTACCATCGAGGACAATTGGAAGGTTGCTGGTCAAAATATGCTGAAACGCATATCCGGCAAGGGGAGATCTTATCGTAGGCTTGGCATGGCGATAAAATCTTGCAAGAGGCTGTTCGACAGTCCTTGCGCCCCTTGTGACAAGAAAGCAGCCAGGAGAGCTAAGTCGAAATGGGATTCCAGCGTCGCCAAGGACGTTCCCATTTCTGACGAGGACCGGTGTCGGGAGTTCGTACCTCTTCTTAGGAAGAAGGTACGATCTCTCGTCACCGGTTGGGGGAGGAGGTTGGAGGGGAGGAGAACGGTTCTTTGTGGCGAACCGCGGCTCGGTGAGTATGTCCCTGGCCTGCAGGGCTGTTATGAGGTTCCTTCTGGAGAAGGAGGAACGCTCGCTTGTGCGGATTGGGAGTTCAGTTCCGACTGGAGCCTGGTCCGCAGGGGCGTGGCAAAACAAAAGGGAAAGTATCGTGTTGTAACGATGCAATCCGCCGAGGTTAAGCTTGTCTTGACTCCGGTTCATAACGCTCTTTACGACCACATCACCTCGTTCGGGTGGTGTGTGCGCGGTGACGTACTGAAGGGGGACTTCGATGCTGTGATCGATGACCTTCGGATGGGAGAGGATCTTATCAGTGGCGACTACCAGGCCGCTACTGATAATATTTACCTCCCTGCCGTTGAGGGTATCGTTGAGGAGCTTTCGGAGTGCCCGGAATTGACGGAGGAAGAGAGGAGTGTTTTGAAGGAGAGTTTTTCTTCTCTCAGATGGAGCGGGCAATCGGGAGTGCAACACCCGATAAAGCGAGGCTCGATGATGGGAAACTTGGTCAGTTTCCCCTTATTGTGCCTCCTCAATAAGGCCTGTTTTGATATCGCCTGCGATATCACTGGAGAAGAGAATGGGAGAATCGCGAGGTTCAACGGGGACGATTGTGCTTTTTGTGGTGACGACATGCTGTTCTCAGCGTGGCGTCACGTGACTAGCATCTTCGGTCTCGTTGTTAACGAAGAGAAGACGGGCCGTAGCCGCCGGTGGATAGAGTTGAACAGCTCTATCTACGACGCTCGGTCTCGCAGGTTTGTTGCAAAGCCTGTGTTGTCCTTCCTTCGACCTTCTCGATACTCCCCCGGAGGAATACTCCCTTCCGTCCTTCGAGGGATCGAGTCCTTTCGTTGGTCTGTCCAGAAATGGATAGTCCACGAAATCGCTCGGTACGAGATATCGCTCCGCGGTACCTCGTCCGATCTCTCAGAGATCGGACCTCGATGGATGAAGGAGCTTCTCTCCCGTCGTTGGTTTCGGGCGGCCTGCCTTTCTGGCAGCCCCCCCACTAATGAGCGTGGTGTGAATCGGGACCTTGGCACAACGCAAGGACCTCCCCCCGATTCTCGTTTCTTTCCATTCTTGACAAAAGTGTCGGCTGCCCTCTCCCGCGAGAGGGTCGGTCAGTGGAAGGGTGTGAGGGTGGTACCTCATACTTCGACTATTGACCGGCAATCCTTTGCAAGAATGAAGAGATTCTCGTCACCGAGGATGTCTTCCCTGTTTGAGAGGGGTCCGTGGCAGTGGCGGTTCTCTTGGCCTTCAGAGTTGCTTACGTTTATCCGTGAGCAGTTTCCGTCGGTTTTGGAGAGCCGTCGCCCCGGGATTTGGACGGATGACCATCCGTTCCTTTCCCGTCGACGGGTCTTTTATGAGACCCGTCGTGTGGATCCTTCGAGAAACCCATCCTTCGCTTCCACTTTCTGCTCCGATTGGCCCTTGGGCTATCGGTGAGTTGACGATCTGCAGACGGTGGCTGGCTGTAACGGGGAGGTTGATCTATATGACTCTAGACCAGAGAAGTGATATCCTAGGATAGGAAGTATGCTTAGGGGGCTTCGGCCGGACGCCATATTTCCAGAATATAGGAGGCTATGCCTTAAACAAGAACGCCTGATGGCTAGTGGACCTCTGAATGAAGGGGCTAAATTCGTATAGATTCGTGCCGGTAAAGTCAGAGGGGGTGTAAAGAGTCCAAGAGAAGGTACGACAATTCTTGGTGTCCCCCGACGGTACGCGTTTGACCATCGATGAGAAACCCGTCTCGTCAGTTATGCCCTAGGGATAGGGAAGTGGCGCG